CAGAACATGGTGTTCATGTTCTCGATAACGGTTTCCTGCGTCTGGAAAATCTTGCCTTCCAGCAGGTCGATGATCTGGGCTTCGCCGTTGTTCTTGGCTTCCTCCAGACCATTGATGGTCACAGTCGCTGCGTACTGCCCCCACGAATACTCAGCCGCGCTGATGCCCGTCTGTGCCGTCGTGGCAATAGTGTCAGTTCCGCTGTACGAGCCAGCGGTCGAGTTCGTCCCGTAAATGATTGGGACGACAATGTTCGCTCCACCAGTGATCCGACGAATGGTCTGGCCGTTCGTCAGAGCGTAGAACAATGGCCTGGCACTGAAGATGTTATCTGTCAGTTTCGGGATGTAGTTCTTTAGCGTGGTGGAGAGAATCTCATCAAAGTTGGCGTTTCCCGCCATGATTCTTACTCCTTAGGTCTAGGTGCCGTGTTGTTTCTTGGCCTGGGCGAAAGCCTCACGAATCGACATCGGTTTCCCCGGTTCGGTGCTGGTAACTACACCAGCCTGTCGTGAGGTACCGCTCTCCACTTTGGCGCCACGCTTGGACTCGGTTATCTCCCGGTCCTCATGCAGTTTCCCTGCATAAGTAGCCAAAGATCCGAAGTTCATATGAGCGTACGCTGCCTCCAAGTTCGGAATCCGATTTGATAACGCATGCCTGTATAGGGCATCTGCATCAAACTGACCGTACTTGTCGTGAAGGGCAGAAACTTCCTTTTCCAGAGCCTGTTTTCTTGCTGTCTGCGACTGGGATGCCACTGTCGCTTCCAAAGAAGCGATGCGCTGCTCCGTAGGATCCGGTTCATCCGCCCACTCATCAGTGGAAGAAACCGACCGGGTATCCTCGATGCCGAACGCTGTCGACAATGCAGAAAGCGCACCCTGAGGGTCCGCTTCCAAAGCCGAAACTATTGCCTCAGCCTGCTCCAAACGCTGACGTTCGGATGCCAACTCCTGCGTCTTACGGGTGTAATCCGCCTGTCGTTGGTACCCCTGTTGAAGTTCGCCTAGGGTGACCTCCGACTCCGCACCGTCCACCTTGATGGTGTACGTCGAACTCGTAGGTTCCGCCGCTACCTCTGTTGAAGATTCTGGAGTGTCCATCGTAATGGGTTCCGTTCCTTCTGTGTTATGTGGGCACTAGCCCCAGGAGTCCATAGGTTGCTCCTAATACTGTGTGATCTGTGTCCCAGGTCAACCCAAAGAAGGCAACTCTAAACCCATCTGGCCCTGGAGTTGAGCCATCAACTCGGGCGGAACACCGCCGGTAGGCGCGAAAACGGGAGGCACACCCGGACCTGGGGGAGGTTCAGGTACAGGTGGCCCCCCCGGCGGCAGAGGGCCGCCGTCAAGAGCAGCGGCCTCATCTGCCGGCATTTCACCCGGCGGAGGCGGCGGCCCTTGCTGCATTATAAACTTTTGCGGATCCTTGATTCCGAAACCTTCTTCCAACACATGCACAGCCAGCGCCGTCGGATCAATCACCGTTCCCACCAGGGGAGCGACAGCATTGAGTAAGGATACAGCCTGCTGTTTGCGGATCGTGTCGTTCATCGGTCGTGTCGAACCGGCCTCAACACTGTAATCGTACTCACCTACGATGTCGTCACGATTGTATGGAACCCACAGCGACTCGCCACCCTTCTTGGAGACACGAGCCATCTCATCCCCGGTCATAAACTGCTGCATCAACTGGATGATACGTCGACCCATCTCCGAAATCGAAATCTCGATAATCGCCAACTTGTCAGCGGCCCGCGCATTCTGTGCATCAGCAATGATGCTCGCCTCGGTCGCTGTACGCCTGATCTCAGGCATAGCACCCCTGGCGTACTCGGATACACCAGACACCGTGTTGATATCATTCTCAATGATCTCGCTGTAAGCGTAAATCTCTGGTGAAATCGGACTCTGCGGCATCGGAATAACCACGTCCGACAATGCCTTGTTCTCATCGAGTACCGGAACCAGACGGCCGTCGTGATCGGATTCCAGGGCTTCACGCCCTGCCGGCCCAAACGACCGCTCATGGTACAGGTACTTGCGGGCGTACCGTTTCCGATCATTCATCAACTGGGTGCGGGTCTTATCCAACTCCAACTGGAGGGACTCAATCGATTCCAGGTCACCCATCGGGTAGAACAGATCCGGGATGTCGTAGTTGCGAATCATCACAAACGGTTGCCCATACGCATACGGCATCGGCACAGGATCGACGAGAAAGCCGTCACTGTTCTCGGAGAACACGGACATCGTGTTCTCCGCTATATCGTAAAACTCCCAAATGGTGACACGATCCTCGTCGAGAACACGTTGACGCTCATTCTCGTACTGGGAAACATACTGGGGGTTTACCCCCGCATCAGCGTCCAGACGCTTACGAACCGACGGCTTATACCGCTGATCCTTCTGGGCATCTTCCAGAGGTCGCACAATCTTCTGAGCGATCCACCTGGCATCATCCATGCAGGTCGCTTCCGGGTCCACGAAGATATCAAACGGAGATACCCGTTCCACAAACGGCTGATCCTCAATAATCATCATCGCCGTTTCCGGCAAACTGGCGTTGATCTCCTCATCGGTTGGCAATGCTCCCGACAAGTTGGGAGACTCAATGGCGAACTCGTCGACTTCCAAACGGGCTTCCTGCATCAGCAGATCCCGTTCTGCTTCCGCCAAAGAAGTTTCCTGTTCCAGAAACTTCCATCCGACCTTCACCCAGCCATGCCCGAAAATCAGGAAATCCTTCACGGCCCGACGGAACGGCTTGCGGAAATCGTGATGACGCCACAAATGGTTGACAACAGCCTCGACGAAAGCCGCACGATCAGAGTTGACCTCATCATTCGCTGACACGACAATCTTCGGGTGATTCACCGCTACAGACGGTGCGATCACGTTGATCGTCGAAAATGCCAGATTGACAGTAATCAGGTCAGAATGGTCACTTGCCGCACCCCAATGCTTGCCACGGTACAGATCGATCAGACGCCACCAGGTACGGTCGTAAGCCTGGTCTTCACGCCACCTGCGGGTACGTTCCAATCGTTGCGTGTACTGCTCGTGGAGTTCAACCCTGGTCTTCTGCGCCATCAGAACATCGCCTTATCAGGTAATCTCTCCACATGGCGCCCCTGGCCGACTGCATCCTGGTGACGTTTCTTCCCCACCTCACACCTTGACAGATGCTGCTCATCGGGAGCCAACGCTGCCCCACGCCAGCCACTCTTGGTGTCGACGTTGATAGACAGAACCTTCTGGCGCCACTCCCACAAGGCCGCAAGTTCCGCCTCTGTTCTCGATCCTTTCAGATCAATAACGTAAGTGCAGAACTCTGGGTAGGAAGCCTCCCTGGGGAGGATCGCCATTACCCGGCGTTGCTGCCGCGCAACTTGGGCTGCGGCTTTGCTGGCTCGACCTTGCCGGACTTGCCATGCTGGTTGAACGGTGTGTCACGCACAGAAACCTCACCGTAGCCACCAGTCTGCTGGGCGTACTTCGGATCACCGAACCTCTGCTTGGGCGAGTTGGGGACACCCGGCTTCCAGATGGGGTTCGACACGACAGAACCGCCGCGTTCCATCTTGTTGTTCTGCCCCTTGGAACCATCGATTGTCTCGGTGCCGTTGGTGTGCGAAACAAAATTCTTTGCCATAACTACCTCTCGGAGGGAACAAGCATGCCTAATAGTCCGCTCAACGTGTCCCACGAATAGTGTGCTGACCGATCCGAAACGGCTCATCCGACGTGTCCTCATTCAACGCCAGGCGCTTCCACCAGTCAAGTGTCCAATAATCGTCAACCTTCTCAGCGTACTCCGGGGCATACGCAAACTTCCGCATCTGGTTCGCCAACGCCAACGACATGACCCGATCATCAAACGGGGAACCCGACATCGACCCCTTCTCATTGCGGGTAAACGTCCGCAACTCAGCCAACGTGTTCCGATCCCGCAACCCAAGTTCACCATTCTTCAACGCAGTCGCCAAATCATCAATCATCAACGGTTTCGACGTACGCGTCGTCTTCCAACCATATTCCTGCGTCACCCGATTCGACACCTTATTCAGCGTACGCTTACGAAACAATCGTGGATAACCCAACTGGCGCAACACCGTGATCGTCGTCAAACCATGATTATTCGACTCGACGCAACACAACGCATCCCGATACCACAACCCAAGATTGAAAACCTCGGCAGCCAACTCGTCAGGAGCGATACGCCCATGCCAGATAGCGGCCTGCTCCCCAGTGTTCAGATTCAACACCTGGACACACGAATAGTCGCCATGCCCCAAACCCTCCGCCGTGTCGACACCCATCACATAGCCGTGCATCGCATCCGGTGGTGACCAGACTTCCAGATTCACACCCTGAACTCCACAACTCTCGGCATCACAGAATGCAGGTAACCGACTTCGCCCAGCCGGCAACTAGCAGCCAACGCATCCAACACATCCAAATCGAACACAGGGTTACCTGACCGAACAAACGCTTCTTCCGGCGTTGTCGGATACTCCTGAGCCAACTGCCACGGCAACATCGACTGCCGCTTCTCCTCATACCACGATTCGTCCCGGTCCTCCGTCGCGGACCACGGAAAAAACATCGAAGCAAACTTGTTGTTCGACGCTGTAGCACCCACCCACAGATTGTGAAAGAAGTTGCCTGAACCATTCGCTGTAGACAACCCGATAATGCGCCCACCGACATCCGCCACAGGCTCAATAGAAGCCCACGCTTCCTCAGGGTTCGGTAGAAACGCCCACTCGTCGACAACGATCAGCGTGGCGGACTCGCCACGCGCCGGATCCGACGCAGACGGCATCGACGTGATCTGTGACCCGTTGTCGAACGCCATGCGTTGCTGATGCTCCAACAGTGACCTGGGGCCACGCTCCACCATCCACAATGGCAAATGTGAGAACCCGTACTTCGTCTTCCGCAGCAACAACACCGCTTCACGCTCAGTGCGAGACAAATCAATCACATTCTGATCTGCGTGAAAGAACGCCAACCAAAACTGGTGTGCCGCCACCAGAGTTGTCCACCCGATCTGACGGGCTTTCAACGTCAACGAATAACGGTTGTCAGCCCAGTGTTCTAAAGCGAAAGACTGGGCATTCCGAAGATCAAACAGTATTCGACCATAAGCAGGATGGGCAATATTCCAATACATGCGTAGGAAATACGACTCATCGCGGCGACACTTCCGCCACTCTGCCTCCTGGCGCAGTTCCGCTAGGCGAGACATTCACTCCGCCGTACCATTCAACTCCGGCATGTCGACAAGACGCAACTTCGGAGTCCACTCGTTACGCCACATTGAAGGAGGATGATTTCTTTCCACCAGGGCTTTGACCTCATGGCTGCCATACATGCGGACCACATGGTAGCAAGGCTCTCCACCATCCCACAACTCCACATCCTCGGCTTCCGTAGTTGGGGCACCATCATGGACAGCGCACACAGGAGGGCCACAAAACCCCTGACGGATACCCTCAGCCATCCACTCGTCAAAAATGGTTTCACGCAAACGACTCACAAAGCCTCCCTAGGATCAGAACAGTTCCTGCAACACCCTACCGACAGCGAACACTAGCGTAACACACAAGAATACACCCAGGGCGATACCCAGGATCGCCGCAACGTCAACTACCCGCAAGCGTCGCACGACTCCGGGTTCTCCACCCCGGACACCTCGATAGGTGCATCGTTGTGAAACGGATTCCCCAACAGGTCTAACATGGGACGCTCTCCAAAGGCTTCATCGCGCCAATCCTGGTTCTCATCTCCTGGCAACACTTTCCCACCCAACAAGGGCCTCCTTTAGCGTGCATCGCGTACACCTCACGACGCACCTTAGCACGTTCCGCTGACCGCTCGGAACGCAACTCGGTCAATGTGCGCCGCCGGCGCACTGTACGCATCACTGGGATGCCAACGCGGCACCGCCACCCAAAATCACCGGGGCCAGAGGCCCACCCACCCCGGTTCCAGCCGCAAGCAACGCTGCGACAGCCGACGCTACCATTATCGCCGTCTTCGGATCAACATCCGGTACAACATTCATTATGGTGTCCCATATCGACGACATCGTCGACTCCGGGTTTAGAACTTCCTTGTTGTCCCTGCGGATCTTCTCGATTGCCTCCCGGCCACGCCGCCGGTCATCATCACTCATCGGAGAAGGAGGCTCATAATCAGGTACCGGCCCCTCCGGGGCCGACCTCCCGATCCGACCAGGCTCACCCGCCATCGCATGCGTGTCAGGCGGAAGATCAGGTACCCCCTCCAAATGCGGGGCACCCCACTTCTCCAACGCCGCCTTACGAGCAGCCGGATCAGTCAAATCGAGAACCTCAACCGGCGGCGGAGGCGGAGGCGGATCCATCTTTCGGATCTGCTCCGCCACTTCCTCAATCTGATCCATCAGCACATCCCGCTCCTGGTTATACGGAGCATTCGGAGCATCCGGCGCCAAACTCTCATACCGGTCAATCAAAGAAGCATGCCGCTTCTGCAACCGTTTCAACGTCAGATTACCGACATTGCCGATCCCGCCCATCATCTCAGCGGCAGACTCCCTCGGATCCGGCACCGACAACGACACAGACCGATCAGGCTTCCCCGCCTGAGGATTCGGCCCATGCTGAGAAACGAGACTAATCCCCATCAGTCACCGACACATCCCGAAACTCAGCCACCAAAGACTCTAACTCATCAGCCAACTCGGAATCCGACAAGCCAGTAGCGTCACGGTCATCATCAACGATCACACGACGCTTCGGAGTGAACTTCTCAACGTACTGAAGGTACAACGAAGCAGCCTTCACATCCCCACCAGCAGCGGCACCATACAGAGCGTCAATAACCGTCTGAGTGCGCTCAGGGTGAACATTCAGTTCAGCGGCCCGGCGGTCCCACTCCCGAACAAAACGGACATCCCGCTTGATCCGACGAATCGAATCCTCATGCATATCATTCTCAGCAGCCCAAGCCTTCTGAGTCGTCGGTGTACGCTCCGGCCCCGCCAACACCCACTCCAGCAGCGACCGCCACCGATCCGGCATCGACTGAACACCCGACTCCTCATCGGTCGACCATCCTCGACCCCCACCATTCTGTGCCATTCGCAGTACCTCCATACATCTACCGGAACCGTCCCAAATCTAAAAGTGGGACAAACTACGGTAAGGGTGGGGGTGGGGGGGTCGCCCACAGCGACCCCCCCACCCCCACTACGGTACCAGGTACCGAAGCATACAGGGGGGATCCCTCACACCACCATCAAGTACAGGCACCGTCTACCAGGTTATATCTCTGCACGCACTGGCAATGGAGTAATAATACTTAGTGACCGAGGAGGGGGGTGGGGGCTCGGGGGTGCCCCGGTTCGGGCGTGGCGCCGGGCGGGGCGGCGTCGAGCGGGGCGCCTGGGCGTCGTCGAGCATGGCCCCAGGCGGCCGGCTCGATCACCCTGGCGGCGTCGAGGACGGTGCCGGCCGGGAACGTGGCGGGAACGACGCGGGGGCCTCGGTGCAGGGGCGCCGGTCGCCCGTCGTCGACGGGTAACCCTTCACCCTGGGGGCGGGGTTCGGCCTGGGCGCCGGCGTCGACCAGCCGCGTGATGCGGGCGGGGGTTAGCGGCGGATGAAAATGATGTCGTTAGTCCAGGTGCGGGCGCCGGCGGGGGTGATGCAGGCGCGGCACCGGGCGCAGGCTCCGCGGGCGTAGGGCTCCGAGGGCCGGCGCATTGCCAGGGGCCATGGGTGGGCGGCGCGGTCGGTTGGGCATACGAGGCGGCGGGCG